AAGTCGGCTTCTCTGACGAGGTCGATGAACTCTGCCGACAGAGGGCGAGCCTCAGTTGTGTGTTGAAAGGCCTGCAAACAAGAGCCGATCCTGTATGCATGGCGCTCGCCCCTCTTGTTGAGGTATTGTGGTATGTCCGTCTTCCGCTCCCACAACTTCGGACTGCCTGCCTGCAAGTACTTCCGGTACTCGGCAAACCCAGGCTCGTTCAAAAGCGAACTGGCTCCAACACCCTTGAGGTGTTCAAGAGCCTCCCACTCCGTTGACCCATGGCTCATCCATTCGTTGAGAGCGCCGATCTGGTCTGCTGAGAGAGGCTCAGCAGGGATAGGAGGGCGGCATTCGGCGACGTTTTGAGCCCACGGGAGGGTGGGGTCCGATGAACGGGACTGTTCGTGGAAGGGCAGTCTGTCGCCCCACGCATCCTCTCCAATCGCTGGCTTGCGAACTGGGGGAGCGACTGCAGGAGCAGCCGGCGGGAAGACAGTCTCGAAGGAGAAGTAGCCTTGAGGAAGCTGTGGGGAAGGCACTGAGTGGTCCATGATAGTAGCTTGGTCGAACGGGATTCGTGTTGACGCACTACTCGGGGGTGGCGGAGCACTCGGCTGGAGAAGGTTGACAGTCTTGGAAGGCTCTGGAATGTATAAATACACCCAGCTCTCCCCTTGATAATTGCTGGTGCCCAAGACGGACTTCTGCACCAATCGTGAGATGGTAGCGTTGCCTGCTTTCCTTCCCATGAACCAGCAAGCACATCGACGTACCCACCCGTCCTGAACGAACGGAGTATCCTCTTGGAGGATTTTGTGGAACATCGCCATGAAAGTAGCTTCCTGTTGCAGAAGGGTGTCAACTGTCTCCTCCTCGGCGTCGGGGGATTCATCTTCTTTGTGTCTGAAGGATGAGTCGTTCCCATGTAGGTGGTGAGTGATCTCGTTATGCACGACCCGGTCGTAATTAAGCTCAGCGCGGCCTGCATCTGTGAGGTAGTAGCTGGTCTTATCCTGCGCAAGGAGTTCGCGATGTTGCTTCTTAGTCCGGATCCGCATGTGGTTGGGATCAAGCTCCCCGTACGACGAGGTCTCGGAAGGGGACTCGTCCTGCAAACCGTAAATGCCGCTGAGTAGGGTCCAAACGGCTGACGGTTTAGTCTTAGGTTCCAGCGGGGCTCCGATGCTCCGCAGAGCGTAGCAGAAAGCCACGGAAGTGATCGCGAAATTGACCCCCTCTCCTCCACAAATATGCATGCCTTGGAAGAAGACTTTGCCGTTATGAGTGGAGACCACTGGGGAACCTGAATAGGACGGAATGGTGTTCGCGGTGTGTCTGAACACGCCGCGGGAACTCTCCAAAGGATGGTCGGGAATGATGGAGCCCGACGACACCAAAAGGGAGTCCCCTGGGCGGCCGAAAACCTCGATGGTCGCCTCGTTGCGACGTGAGATCTCCGTGAACTTCAGTGACGAAATTCCGGCCGCTCCGAAGATGGCGTCCTCCTGATAGTAGAAAGCCAAGTCCATCCAAGAACCGGACAAGAGGGAAAGCTCTGTCTCTGCCGGGTCGAAAGGAAAACTTGGGTTCTTCAGGCTGATGCGTGTCTTGAGCCCGCCAGTGCCGCGCAAAATGCAGCTAGTGGCGTTGTAGCCCACCTTGCCTTCTCTGTTGAAGAGGTGGTGGGGCATGGCAAGGTAACTGCCGACCCTCACGGCGAAGCCGAGAGATTGGCAGGTCCCAGTCGCAGACTCGAACAGTATCTCGCCGCACCACTTGGGAAATGCAAGACAAGGTCGAGGGAGAGGGGATGACAGGATGGCGGACTCGTCTGAATTGAGAGGAGTTGCCACTGGTACGAAGTCGTAGGTGACGGGTGTCAACGGATCCGGAACAAGTCCTGGAACCATAGTAACCGCTTTCGGAACAACTTGGTACAAAGTGTCACCCAGCGACTGGCGAAACATCAGCCGTCCAAAGGGTCCGTGGTGGAACCCAGTGGCGTGGCCGACGATCTCCAACTCCAATCGCATCGCACGGAGCTTGCTGTACTTCCACACCTGGTAGGCGAAGAAAGAAGTCGCTCCGGCGACTCCGAGCATCCTCAACCAATCCTGGTCAACGGTGACCGTGAATGAAGAAGACTTCCTCGGAAACATCATTCCAAAGGTGGAGGGATGTTGCACAAAACTAGCGGAAAGCAAAGAGTGTTGAAGGAGGTTGG